GTTGGCTCCTTCCGAGAAATGAGAGATTATTTCGAGCCGAACAGCTCCTGCGCGAAAGCGCGCCGAGCCGAATCAGCGTCGGAGACACTCGGGGTCGCCCCCTGCGTCGGAATCACAGGCACCGAAGGCCGCGCCTGCAACGCCTCCGCGAGCGCGGCGGCGTGTGCGGTCAGTTCGTCCTTGGTCGAGCCGCGCAGCAGGTCGGCGGGGACTCCGGCTTCCTGTGCGACGTCGTTGCGGATCTTGTCGATCGCGGCCTGTGCATCGATCTGAGCGAGACGGGCCTCGGCGTCGGCGAGCTTGCTCGCTGCGGCCTTGAGGTCGTCGTAGTCGGCGTACTTGTCGCGCTCGCGTGCGAGTCGTGCGCCGATGACCTTGTCCAGATCCTCCTGCGTCGTGATCGGCGTGAAGGCGTGACGGTCAGTGCTCGGGGCCGGGGCCTGGGTATCGGTCACCTCCGTTGCGGTGGCTTCGGTGGTGTCGGTGTTGGTGTCTGCGTTGTGCATGGTGTCTCCTGTTTGTCCGTACTTGTGTGGCGCCCGTCGGCGCTCATGGTTCCGCGATTTGCCCCTCGCGTAGGGGAAACTCAGTGGCCGTCAGATGCTTTTTCTGTCGGCTTTTTGCGCCCGCCGGATCGCTTGCGCGTGTCCTCCTCGAACTCTCCGGCGTCGTACCGCTTCTTGATCGCCTCGGGGTCATAGCCCGCGATATTTGCGGGCTTGCTGGCCCATGAGGGGACGACCTGGCAGTCGCAGTGCGCGTGGTATCGGTCGAAAGCGCCGGCTGACTTTTCCGAGGCGTAGATCCAGCCGCGCGACGCGAGCATCATGCAGAACGAGCAGGTGACTGCTCCGGTCGGGACGCGGGCGAAGCGGACCTTCGCGGGATCCTTCGCCGCGGCGTCTGAGACCGTCTGGCGCGCCGAGTTTTTCACCCAGCTCTCCGTCGATTCAGACAGCGCCTCCAGCGAGGCCTCAGCGTCTCCGTCGCGTGCCAGCGGGTTCAGCGCACTGCGGATCCGGGCATGCACTACCTCGATACGAGGCAACGGCGCAGGCTTTGGCGTGTAGTCGCCGCGAGCGCCGGCAGCTCGTCGCAGTCGGTCGTACCATTCGACGGCGAGCTGCCCGCCGACGTTGCCGTATGCCTGCACGAGCTGGGGGAGGAAGTCCTCCAGTGCTTCGCGGCATGCGACGACGTCGGTCGTGTCGAGTGTTTTCCAGAAGCGCTCCAGGTCGCGCTTCGCGAGTCGTGCGCATTGCTTCTGGGCTTTGGCGAACCGCGTGATCTCTTTCCTGGTTCTTGACACGCGGTTCGCCTCTTCCCGTTACTTTGCTTCGAGCTTGTCTGCGTCTGCTTCGGGCATGCGCAGGGATACGGGGACAGCGCCGGTAAAGCGCAGGCCGTCGAGGCCGAGCCTCAGCGCCGCGTCTTGCGGCTCGATGCCTGCGCGGATCGCGACGCCGAGCGCGTCGAACTTGGCTTTCAGCGCGACGGGATCCTCAGTTCCCCCCCGCTTCCTGCGGCTGCTGTTCGGGAGCGGCGGGCGATTCGAGGGTGCCGGTGCCAGCGAGACGTTCGAGGAGCGACGCGGCCTTGCCGGGCGCGTTCTCCGCTCGGACCTGCTCGATCTCGGCCTGCGTGAAGCCTGCGCGACGCAGGCCGACGGTCGTCGTCGCGACGTCCGGCAGCGCGGATGCGATCTTCGAGATTACGTCAGCGCTTGCCTGCGGGCTCACGTAGCGGGTCGGCGTGTAGTTGATCGCCATATCCCACGATTCCTCGGGCGGGGCCGTGAGGCGGTCGCGGATCATGAGGATGTCCTGGAGGAGGCGACGTAGAGCGGGCGTGAAGATGCGCCACTGGTAGTCGGCCTCGTCGGAGAGCTGGTACTCAGCGGCCTGCATGGCCTCAGCCGAGGCCGGGTTGTCGCCGAAGATACCGACGGTGCTCATCGGCAGGTTCGTCGCGGCGCAGAAGTTCTGCGCGAGCTGGCGATACATCGCGAGATGCGGTTCCATCGACAGCTGCGTGAACTGTCCAACCGACGGCGTTGCACCTTCCTCGTTGACCGTGAGCGCGAGCAGACGGCCCGTGATCGCCGACCACCTCTCCATGCCCGTGAACGCATCCTCGGACGCCCCGAGGACGTACCGCTGCGGGCTGGAGAAGAATTCAGCGCCGGTCTCGGCACGCATCAGCGTGCGCACCGCAGCGTCCGTCAGATACCGGACCTCGGTCGTAATCCGCGAGCGCCCGAACGGTCGTCCGAGCTGCGGGTCATACACCAGCGGTTCGACGAGCACGCGGCCCGTCGGGTTCTCCATGCGCTCCATGTGCCAGGCCGCAGAGCCGGGCTGGCGAGAGAAATGAATGATGAATGAGCGCGTGTACATCGTGGCGCCCGTGATGGTGTTCTCGTACTGCTCTGTGCCCTCAGCGGTCGAGGCTTCCAGGGCGAGCGCGGCCTCCAGCGTGCGCGTTCGCTGATCCCACAGCGCCGTTGTCCACTTCGCGTCGCGCGCTTGGATCATGACGGGCGGCTCTCCGCGCGTCACGTCACCAGCTGCGACAGTCAGGAACGCGACCGAGTGCTTGTACGCGCTGGTGATCGCCTGCGCGAGCTCCGTCTCAAATTCATTGCGAGCCAGCAGCCCGCCCAGGTCGTAGGTGTCGGTGAGACCGCCGACTGTGTATCCCTCGAAAACGTGCTTTCGCGCGAGGGCTTGCACGGCCTTCTGGGGCCAGCCGAGAGCGGCGCGCGTGCGCTGCATCTGAGGCGGGATCGAGATGCCGAGATCCTGGAAGGCGCGATGCCCCTCGTAGTACACGTCGAGCAGCGCGTTCTTCGTCTGCTTCGCCGTGATCCTGTCCTGCATGAGGCGCAGCTGGCTCTTCTCAGTTTCGGTCAGCCCCGGCAGCGCCGGGATCCTCGTCAGACTCATAGGACGATCGCCCTCCTTCCAGTTTTCCCTTTCGGCCTACGCCGCGTGGTCTTTGCAGCATGCAGAGCCGCCGATACCGCCTCTAGCGGTGTCTCGTCTCCGTCTGGGGTCGATGCCGACCAGCCGTAAGCGCCGTCGCGGCGGCGGATCTGCCGGTCTACGACAGCCACCGAAGCGTTGAGCGCGTCCTCCGGCTCTCCCGCCGGGTGCGTCACCTGGCCAGCTCGCAGGCCCTCAAAGAGCAGGCCGCAGGCCTCGAAGTATTCACCCGTTGTCATGATGTGGACGAGACGTTTCGGGACGCCCCGCATGTCGAGGGCGTCCGACAAAGCAGCCGCGCCAGCGCCGCCGAGAAGATTGATCTGCGCCGTCCTGTCGACGCGCTCAGCAAGCCATTCCGCGAGCGCCGAAACGCCCGCAGCGGTAGACCCTGTGTAGGTGTCGATAGCGTTCACATGGAAGCGCGCGGACGCTCCCGTGCCCGCCTTCATCGCACCCGCGAGCGCCATGCGCTTACCGTCGGCGCTGAATGACACGCCGAATGAGCGGATGCCGTCCTCCGGCGCGTCTGCGACGGAGGCGTCCCACGTCGCGGAGTCGATCGCGCGCGAGGCACCCGCGTTCGCCGGCCACATGCCCAGGCGTTCACGCTTGAAGCCTTCTTCGTTGAGCGTGCGCCGCTCGTTTTCGACGAACGCGATTTTCATGCGCCCCGCTGTGATCGCGGGGTTCGTAGCAATCCATACGCCCTTGTCGTCGAGGTTGACAGGCCCGTCCGGGTCTGCTGACCATTCATGCCAGCACATCGGTCCGGGGTGCTCCGAGAGTCCCTGCGCGCGCTGGCGCGTGAACACGGCGCCCGAAGCGTTCGGCCCCGGCGGCGTGCCCGTGTAGAGGATCTGCGAGTTGCCGAGGTCACCAGCCGAGCCCGTCGAGAGCATGGCCTCGATAGCGTCCTCAGTCAGCTCCTGCGCCTCATCGAAAACGATCACGTCGGCGGTAAATCCACGGCCTGACGACTTCGAGCGCGCGATGACTCGCAGCTCTGCGCCGTTCGAGAGCGTGATCGACTCCTGGCCATTCACGTTACGAACGTTCGTCACGAGGCGGTTCAACTCGGGGAAGTCTGCACCCTCGTCATTCGCTTTATTCCCGAAGAAGTGCTTGAAGCGCCTGTAATGTGCCTGCGCTGTTTTGACCTCGTGCGCGGAGTGAAGGATCTTCTCACCGAGGAGCACCATGCCGAAAAGCTCCCGGATCTCCAAGAGCGCGTTCTTGCCGTTCTGGCGAGGAACGGACAGGCCGCAGGTCATGTGCTTCCACTCGTCCTTTGTGGACGCGGCCAGCCAGTCCTCGAGGACGAGATTCTGCCAGGGGTCAGGGGTCAGCCCGAAGTTCGCGGCGAACTCGCCTGCGATGTCTCCGAAAGTCTTTGCGCGGCGCTTAGCGGCGACCCGCACCCGAGGCGTTTGACCGTCGCCGTGCGAGCTGGTCCTGGAAGTTGACAACGTTGTCTCCCTCCTCCTTCGACTCGACTACAACAGCCGGGCCGGCCAGCTCAGAAATCAACGCCCGCGCCTCACGAATCAGCGGCGCCCTCTTGTCAAACTCGGCATACTCAATCGACTGCAACGTCGCGTCCAGCAGCTTTGTGCGCTGAGCGCGAGCATCAAATGCCGGAACCTCCGGCTCCTTCTTCGCCGCGGCCTTCTTCGCCGACGTCTTACGCCCGCGAGCGCTCGCCGCCTTCGCCTTCTTCTCAGCCAATTCCAACCCCCCTAGTCCTGGGCGAAACCGCCGAAATCGCCTACCGTCTATCCCAGATGCCCCATAAACGCGCCATGCGAGCCGCCCCTAAACGAAAACCCCCAGCCACCGTTTTTGCGCGACATCCCCGGAAATAACGGGGGGGTATGGCGCTAAGCGTACCGGGGGCTAGGGGTAGGCGGGGGGAGGGGTAATCCCCCGTGCATGATGACTGAGTCTGTCACCAGTCTACGTCGACGGAGGCCGCTCTGCGCGGTTTCACCTTCGGGCGCGTCCCGTCTCCGCGAGATTGATTGCATCTGCGGCAAAGGACTCTGCCGTTTTCGAGTGTGTTCTTTCCTCCCCATCGGACCGGGAGGATGTGATCCGGCTCGGCGGAGTTCGGCTGCAGTCCTCGCGTGTAGTCCAGGCGCACGCCGCAGTGTGGGCACTGCGCGATGCCGGCGTCGCGAGCTGCGATCAGCACTCGTTTGCGCCAGTGCTTGTACTGCGCAGTGCCTGTGCGTGAGGTCGCCACGTTCGACCACCTCCCAGGTATGCGGAGACCCCCGCTCCATCGGGGCCGAGAAGAGCGGGGGTCAACGCTGTGCGCGGAGCCGTATAAGGCAGAAGCCCCATCGCTTACGCGCGGGGCCACGTTAGCAAAATACACCGTGACACCCGCGCGTGCAAGCGACACGCGCTACGAGCGGGTCAAGTGCTGGAGAGCGAGAGTTTCAATGTCTCCCACCCTGTACAGACGGATGCCCCCCTCCCTCGAAGCCGGGGCCACCCTCCCTCTCTGCTGCCACTTCCTCACGGTCGAGTCCTTGACCTGCACACCTGCAAGGATCTCAGCAACGCGAGTCGCTCGAGTGCGAGGCAGAAGAGACTCACGCGCTTTCGTGATGAGGCGATCCCAGGCGTCGGCGATCTGCTCGACCGAGTCGCACTCTCGGCAAGTCGTCGCCTCCTCCTCGGGGTCGCGGACCAGTAGGTCTGCCCCGCAGGCGCTGCACTCGCCGACAAACACAAGGCGCTGCCTACCAGTGGACGCGAGCCTCTCCAGGCGCGACACCGAGTACAAGACCTCATCAGCGCACTGCGCCGCCTCGGGCCAACGCCGCAGCTTATCCTCATGAGTCTTGAACACATCCGCCACGCCCCACCAGTTACCCTGCTTCACCCAGTAGGACGGACCCATCACGTGCGACAGGAGCAGCGTCGCCCATGTCAGGATCGCGTCGCACATCTCGTCGACCTCGATCATGAGAGCCAGGTTGAGCGGCGCCCGCGACGACGGGACACCAGCGCCGCCGACCTGCTCACCTGTACGCACGCCGTGCGACGCGGCATAGGCGAGGTCGCTCATCAGGCCGGGCATCGACGCGGTCGCGACACGGACGCGGGCAGCGCCGCCGCGAGACAGATACTCTCCATCGAGGAGAGGCTCACCAGTTACAGGACATGTCCGGTCGTTCATCGTCTCACTCATCTGTCGTGTCCTCGATGCCTTTCCTGTACTGGTCGCGACATACTTCAATGAGTCCGCGCCGAGCCAGCATCGAGCCGTTACCTTCTGTCATCCAGGCTGTGATGTCCGGGCGCATCGGGTCGATTGTTTCGATCATGATCTCCCAGGCGCCAACGAGTCTGCCCGGCCCCCGCTCACTCACGAGAGCTACTACTGCATCCTCTAGCTTGTCAAAGCCCATCTGCTCATCGCTCATCTTCTTCTCCTTCTCCGGTTCCGCTTGTTGGTTTGCTGCTGAGGTGTGCGCGGGTGCCCGGCCTGGCCCTTCCCGGCCTGGCCCGTGCCTGCCCTTCCCTTGCCTTCCCGGCCCGTCCCGTCCCTACCCGACCCGAGAGTATCCGGCTTGATACCCTTCGACGTCGGACTGAGGTTCGGACTTGAGTCCGGACTAGGTTGAATACGCGGACCCTCGGACGCACACCGATCAGGTGTGCCGGGGTCTCGCACAGTGGCCTCAGCGGGGCCGCTGGAGCCGCGCCCGGGGTCAACAGGTGCCCCGGACCCTCGGCCCGGGAGAACGCCCCTCGCGGGCGCCTCTGAGGCGGGGTCAACGGGCACACCCGGATCCACGGACGGCGCAGCTTCATATCCGTACCTAGTCAGGAACTCAGCCGACCACACACCGTAATAAGGCGTAGCCGGGACAGGACGCAGCGGCGAGGCCGCGTCGAACGACTCCCGCGCATGCCCGCGAGAAGAGTTGCACTCGTGACAGGCGACCACGAGACCATCGACCGGGGCGTCCCCCAGCGAGTCCGGGTCAACATGGTCGAGCGTGCCGAGGTTGTACCCGGTCGGCCCTGTCCAGCGCACAATCTTCCCGCAGTAACGGCACTGATCGCCGTCGCGGAAAATCACAGCAGCTTTTTTATTTGGGTCGCGGTTCTCCCGCGACCTCGCGCGGCGACGCATGACCTCCTCGCGCGGCTGGATGTGGATGAACTCTTCATCCGTGAACAGGCGCAGCTTGCGCGCGCCCTCCACCTCAACCCACGTGAGCAGTTCTGCAGCCACCGCCGCATCAATAAGGCGCACAACCCGCGAACGATCGCCGTCGCGAAACGCCGCGCCCCTCTCGATAATCCCATCTGTCAGATGCTTGGCCGAGTAGGTAGCCAGCGCCATAAGGAAGCCGAACATCTCGACGATCGAGATGTCCTCAGCACCCTCCACGTCGTACAGCGACATGAGCTTCGGGTGGCTCAGCGCCTCATCGCCCACTCTGACCCAGGCCATTACGCGCCCTCCTTCATACTTGTTCTCTTGATCTCCGCCGGTTCCCAGCCGTCCTCCGGGAACAGATCCCGGGGCCGAAACTTCGGAAAGTTGCGCCGCATCCAGTCCCTCTCGGTTTTCCGCTGATACTCAGCCTCAAACCTGCGGAAGCACGGCCTGCAACGCGCATGCCCTGCAGCGAGAACCTCACCGCAGTCCGGGCAGTACCGCTCCATCAGAACGGCGGCTCAGACCCGAACGCCGACCCGCCAGGCTCACCCCACGGGTCATGCTGCGGAGCCTCCTGCCGCCACCCAGCCGCACCGCCAGAGGCCGATGCGCTCGCGGACGGCGCGCTCGCGGCCTGTGCCTGAACGCGGGTGACCTGCGCGCGTGCGCGGCGCAGGGAGGGGCCGACCTCGTCGACCTGCAGCTCAACGACCGTGCGACGTTCACCCTGCTGGGTGTCGTACGAGCGCTGGGTGAGGCGACCCTGAACGATGACGCGCATACCCTTACGCAGCGACTCGGCGACGTTCTCAGCGGTCTCGCGCCACACGGAGCAGCGCATGAAGAGGGTGTCGCCGTCGCGCCACTCACCGGCGTTACGGTCGTAGGTTCGCGGCGTCGACGCGACGGTGAAGTCGGCGACGGCGGCGCCGGACTGCGTCCAACGCAGTTCGGGGTCAGCGGTCAGGTTACCGATGACAGTGATGATCGTGTCTCCGGCCATTACTTGCTCTCTTTCTTCTCGGTGTCCGCGTACACGTGAATGCGGACCTCATACATCGGGAGGTTCAAGTGCTTCCCCGCTAGGTGTTCCGCGATGACGGTGTGCGGCCCATCAAGGAAGCGATCCGCGTCGTCAGGCAGGAGCCCGGCGTCGATCAGTCCATCCATGAGCGCCTTTACCGTCGGCGAGAGGTTGCTGCGGTCTCGGCGACGGCGATCCGGATAGGCGAACTCGACCTCGACGCGAGCGTGCGTCAGTCCGAGGCGCGCAACGCCTTCACCCTCACGGCCAAGCAGGTATCCCCACTGGCGGAGCTGCTTCGTGAGCTTCGCCCGCGCCGCCCAGTGCATCTTGTCGTTGGCGGTAATGAGCTTGCTGCGAGTTAGTGGCAGGACTCGTGATTCCCACACCAGCTGCGCGCTCATCCCAGATCCTCCTCAGTCAGCTGCTCGCCCGGCTGCGTGTACCAGGCCAGGAAGTCCTCCTCAGTCCTGACCGAGAGCCGCATGGTTCCGGGCCTGGCGAAGATCACGTCGCCCTCAAGCGCCCAGATCACGAAGTTGTGCCCACACAGCATCACTTTCCCTTCGGGCGTGAAGTTCACGCGCATGCGGGCGCGAAGTGCGATCTCGTCAGCGTTCTCACGAGTCAGTCGGACTGCCCGGACGATTGCGCGCTCCTGAAAGGCCCGTACGCCGGGGAGATCTTTCAGCGGGTCTAGGTTGCTCATGCTGCCTCCTTAATGGCGATCTTGGTGAGCTGGTAGATTGCTGCGGCGCCCTGCTGGGGGACGACGCCATTTCCGAGGAGGCGTAGCTGCTGCTCGCGTGTCAGGCCGAGATCCTCGCCGGTCACATGCCCATCGGGTAAACCCATGAGCCACTCGACGAACTTCGTTGAGAGGCGTGCTCGCCCCCCCTCGCGTGTCGGCGGGACAGTCGGTGCCGGAGCCGGACGACCGAGCACCTGCTCCCAGCGCGCGATCGCGGGCGCGTACATTCCGTAGTCGGTGTACTCAAGGCGCGTCGCAAGGTGCGTCGACTTCTCGGGTGGACGACCGGACGTGCGGGGCAGGCCCATCACTGCATCCCCCGCTTTCGGGGTCGGCAGCAGAGTGCGCGCTACCTCGTGGAGGTTCGCGCCGTAGCCGGTCGAGGTCGCCGTCGCGTTCGTCGCCTGCGGTGTTGGCAGGAGCCCTCCGGTTGCCAGCAGGCCATTCTCGACGAGGATCGCTAGGTCGGTGATGCGCTCCCTGCCTGGCTTCTTGCGGAGGTGTGCCTCTGGCGAGTTGCCCGAGGGCTGCGCGACCGGCGTCGGTAGCATCTGCACTGCCTGGGATAGGCTCATGCCCGTCCCGTCCTGATGACGGCCGGCCTTGTGGTCCGACGCAGTCGGCGTCGGGATCAGGGCACCAGGTGCTCGATCTGGTCCGCGAGACTCACAGAGTGCCCGCCCTCCCTGCGCTTCTTTGGAGGCTGCGAGCCCCCGCAGCTGCCAAGGTTCGCCTGCGGGGTGGCTAGTAACGAAAAGTCGCTCTCGCTGATGAGGGGCGCCAACGTCGGAAGCTCTGACAACACACCATTGCGAGTCATACCCGAGGCCGGCCAGATCTCCGACCACACGGCCTGCTGCCCTGAGAGCAGGTCCATCTGCTCTGTCTCCCAGCAGTCCCTGCTCTGATTCCACCAGACTGAACGCTCCACTCGTCAAACTCCCTCGCACGTTTTCCCACACGACCAGACGCGGACGCAGCGTCTTAATTGCCGTGAACATTGACTCCCACAGGCCCGATCTCGTCCCCGAGGCCATGCCCGCACGGCGACCAGCGAGGCTCAGATCCTGACAGGGAGAGCCACCGCAGATGACATCGACCGGCTCAACTTCCGACCAATCAACCTGCGTGATGTCGCCCAGGTTCGGGATACCCGGCCAGCGCACCTCAGCCAGCCTGCACGGCCCGGGTTCGACGTCGCTCGTCCATGCGACGCGCGCATCCGGATCAAGCGCCATGCGGACCGCCATATCCAGACCGCCATAGCCCGTGAAGAGACTCCCGATAGTCGTCATTCTCGGTCCCACATCCTGTAATAGCGGTTCTTGAACTCATCCTCACCGCGTGGGTTCGCGATCTCCAAGAGCACATCTGCATGGCAAGGCTGATCGAGCTTGCACCAGCAAGCCAGGTCCAAGCCCCACAGATTCCGCGCCGCACACTCGGCGACGAACCGCCCCTCTCGCGTGTGCCCGATCCACTCACGAAACCGCTCGACAGCCTCAGCAGGAGACGCGACGACAAGGTCGCCGCCCTCCTCAAGCTCACGCGCCGACCGCGCGACCCTAAACGGATTGCCGTATAGGCTTCCTCGCCCTACGTATTTCGCGTGAGCCGGCATCTTCCAGCCGCGAGCGCGGCGGCGCTGAATCCTGATTGGGAGCCTCATCGCAATGCCTCATCAACAACCCAGACACCGACCTCCGCAAGCTCAGCAGGCGTGTAACCACGAGCGTGAGTGAATTCGACTACGGTTCGTGCGCATGCTTTGTGGGTGATGTGCTCGATTGCGGTAGCTTCGTTTTCGGCGTCTACGGTGATGCGGACGTTCGAGCCTTTCGGCGCGAGCTGCTCGCGGCAGACGGGGCAGCGGCGGAAGGCTTGGACGGTGCGCACGGGCTTGATCTCGATCACTTGTCGTCTCCCTCAACATCTGTCAGGTCGTAGATGTGGACCCCGCACGCGGGGCAGCGTCGCAGTGTGTGCGGCGGGCACGGCTCCTCGACGGCGTCGTCAGGCTTTGAGACCTTGCCCGTGACCTTGACGAGTCGGAGCGCGTGCTGGACCGAGGGAGAGGGGCCGGAGCGGATGACGAGTCCGCGGCGCTCGGCATCCTCGACGAAAGCTGCGCAGGCCGTTGCGATGATGTGCGGCGTGGGGAGATGCTGGTCCGTAATCTCCCACTCAATGCTCAGGAGTCCGGCGCCGCTCATTCTCCGGCCTCCTCGGTTGTGATCGCTGCGCCCTGCGCGATGTTGACGAGCTTGTCGACGGGATCGCCGACCAGGAGCCGAATTTCGAGCGCCTCAGCGTCGTTGCCGGCATATCGGTCGGCGACCGTGACGGCGGCGTCTGCGAGCTCGGCAGCGGCGACGGTGATCGCTTTCTGCAGCTCCTCGATACGGTCGGGGAGATACGCCATATCCACGGCGGCGTTCTGGTCGAAGGCAGTGACAGCGTCGCTGTAGGCCTTGGCGACGGCGGCGCGGTCTGCGCCTGCATAGCTGTGGCCCGCGAACGCGACTGCGTTCAAGCGGTCCTTGATCTCGTTGATGGTGGTCATTGATGGTCCTTCTCTAGGGGGTCTTGCCCTGCACTCGCTGGTGCGGGCTTCGTGCCCGCCCGGGACTTGCACCCGGGAGTCTGCTTGTCGGGCTGCGCGGGCTTTAGCCTTTCCCGCCTTGTTTTTCTGGGTGGCGGGTGGCCTCCCCGTTGGCCGCGCTCATCGGGGAGTGTGCTCACTCGTCGATGTAGTCGCCCTCACCGACGTTGAGGCGCTCAGCTGCTTCCTACAGCTTGTCGACGATCTCGATATACAGGTCGCGCTTCTTGTCGATCGCTTCGCGAGCGAGGCGGCGGGCGTTGAGGTCGTTGATCTGCTTCGTGACCTCAAGATCCTCATCAGCGGCGAGAACTGTCTCCTGCGCGTCGTCTCGCAGAGCCTGCACCTGAGCGGTGTCGAGATAGACCGCGATGTACCGACTCATCACTTTCCCTCCTCCGTCGCGGTACCGGCTTCATCCGCCGCAGCGGCAGCTGCTCCCGCGAGTGCGCTGCTCCTGACGAGCGTCATTGTGCTTTCCACCCCTCGGTTCTTCTTCGCGTCCATGATCGCGAATGACAGGGCCTGCCCGACATTGATGTAAGCGTCTGCGAGCGCACGAGAGTCTTTGTTGGTGGTTCCGCCTATCTCTGCGGTCTTGTCTGCGAGCAGCGCGTCGAGCGCTAGGCGGACGGCAGTCTCGGCGAGCAGTACTGATGCAATCGCCGCGTCGGTCTCGTTCAGCTTGACGGTGATCTTGTTCTCGAACCTCACAGCTCCTTCTCCTTCTTGTTCGTGGGGCCTTCCAGGAGGCGGAGGAGGAGCAGGCCAGCGCCTGCGCCGCCCAGGATCGCTCCGACCATCAGAAGCAGGCCGTTAGCGGTCGCGCCGGTCTTGGCGAGGCGTTCCTGCGGGGCCGGAGCAGTAGCCGGCACGGCCTCATGCTTCGACGCGGGCTTCACCGTGTCCGGCGTCGGATCGGTCGTAGGAGTAGGTGTGGGAGTCGGCGCAGACTGCGGCTCATCCGAGGGAGTCGGAACCGGGACCGGGGTCGGCTTCGGCGACGGCTTCGGGAGAGGAGAGGGGACCGGCGCAGGCGTCGGCATGCTCGGGTCAGGCGTGGGGACCGGGGTCGGCTTCGGCTTGGTCTTACCGTCGCCGTCGGTACCGCCCGAGGCCTTAATCGTCGCGGTCGCCTCAAGGCTTGTGCCATTGATCGTCGCGCGGTTGGTGTAGGTGTTCTGACCCTCGACGTGAGGGGTCGCCGCAGGATAGACGACGCAGACCAGCGAGCCGGCGGGCGGCGTGAACGTCAGCGTATGCGCGGACTCGTCGAGAGACCCGTCGGTCCAGGTCGTAGTCGCAGGATCCCAGGTCGGACCGGACGCACACTTCACGGCCTTCGGCAGCTTGTTGGTCTCGTCCGTCAGCGTGTAGGTCTTGCCTGCCTCGACGGCCCACTTGATGCCCCAGCTGATCGACTTATCGGCGTTGGTCCACCCGAATTTAATCGTTTCGGGCGCCGCGTACTCGAAGTGCGCGGGCGACGCACAGTCGTTCGAGCAGGTGCCCGATCCCTCACGGTCGCCCCAGACGAGCGTTCGAGTCACCTCGCCGTTGACGACGATCTGCGTGTCCTCGGTGCCGACGGCGGCGTCCGAGAGACGCGCGCGAGCGTGGAAGTTGCCGGAGACGTCGGTCTTGTCCTTGTAGGAAGCGGGAACCTCGGCGACTGTGCAGGTGAGCGTCGCCTCGTTGGCTTCGCAGTCGCCGATCTTGGTCCCGTCATCGAGGACGAAGGGAAAGCCGGCATACCACTTGAAGCCGCCGTCCTTGCTGGCAACGGTGAAGTGCTGGCCGACCGCGAGCTTCGGCGCGGTCCAGGTTCCCTCGACGGTGACCTCACTCGAGGTCTGGCGGGAGGACGAGGTGGCCTTGGTGACCTGCGCGGTCATGGTCGGCGCGGCCTCGTCGGCGGCGTATGCGGCGCCGTAGGGCAGCGCGAGCGCCGCGAGGGTGAGGGCAGCGCCTGCGGCCCAGATCTTCTGGAGTTTCATCGGTTGGTCTCCTTGTTGGTTTTGCGGATTGACGGGTAGTAGGTGAGTCCGCGCGTCGCGCGGCGCTGGGAGTCGTGAGCTTCGGTTGGGAAAGCAAGTGCTCGCTGCCTTGCCTGCCGCACGATCTCTCGTGCGGCCTTGTCGTGGCATGGGCGGTCGTCAGGCACTTCGAGTCGGAGTTGCTGAGGCGTCGGCATCAGGCTCGCGCCTCCACGCTCGGCTCATCGAGCCTGAGCACTTCGAGGGTCACGTGGATCTGCTGGCGATCGAGATCGACCGCGATCTTTGGTGTGTCGAGGGCGAAGCAGTTATTCAGCTCTGCCTCGATGATTACGTCCTGCGTCGCCAGGCAGATCAGATGAGGCAGCGGTGCCTCTCCGTCGACGTCGTAGTAATCGAAGTCGACGTGACGCTCAAGCAGCGTCGTGCCCTTCGCCCTGGCCTTCGACGCGGAGCGCTGCATTCGGGCTGCGATCTCCTCGATGGAGGCCGCACGCGACGCGCCTCGCACTGCGATCCAGGTGAGCAGGCCGCATCCGACGAAGAGGAGGACAACGACAATGAAGATGACAGAGGCGCTCATAGTCGGCCCGCCTTCCAGTCCGCGCGGATCAAGCAAACCGCGAGCGCGAGGAGGCCGAGAGCAGGCCAGAAGGTC